AATTTCCTAAATAATAACATTCTGCCTACACTTTTTTTTTCTTTTATTCTAAACAACCCCCATCTAACTAAAATTTCGTTCTAAAAACTGCAGTAAGTATTCATCGGACAAAACCTCTTTTTTATTTCCGTGATTTTTACTAAATATATATTTTTCACTTGTTTTTTGCACCCCCCATTCGTCATTTAGTGCGTTTAAAATGAATTTCATAATACAGATTTCTTTATAGTTTAATATGTCGCTGTGTTCTTCAATATAATCACGATAATTCATTTTAATTACACATTCGTCGGTTACAGCAAGATAATTGCCGTTGTCGTTTTTCATAATAAAGTGGTCGCCGTTTCGTTTTACTTTCCAGCCGTCTTCTAAATGATGGCGCACAAAAATCATGCGAGACACTTTATTGTGGGTCAAGTCTTGTGTTGTTAACCCCCCGAATATATTTTTTTCTACATTTATGTTTGTGGTGTTTGTATTTGATGACGTCATCTTGTTGTTGTAATCTTGTTGTAATCTTGTTGTAATCTTGTTGTAATCTTGTATATGTATCTATTGTATTACAAAATGTGTAGAAAACAAAAATATAGTTTTCACGATTTCACAATACAACAAACAACAAACAACAATACAACAAAATAAAATAATATTAAAAACTTATTTACATTATTATGTAATAAAATCTCTCTTTTACATACTCCCACGCTTTCTTAAAACACTCATCCAACCATCAAAAAATCATTTCAACGTCATCCAAAATATTATTCCTTTTGAAATCATGCCTTCTTTTAAATACAAGCCAAATAAAAAAATCGTCCTGGATGAAAAAAGCATAACCACGCTGGACAACAAACACAAGGAAATCCAAGCGGAATTTACAAACATACAAGAAAATGTAATACCGACACTGGAAGCCGAAAGAACTGAATTAAAACAGCGACTAAAAGAATTCAAATCGGGCACAATCTCTCTATCCGTAGAAGAAGTTATGGAAATACGGGACAAAATAAAGGAAATCAAAGAAACAATCAAGGCCCATAATTCCAATTTTAAAAACTATTATTTAAACAACAGCCAATACATATTTGAATACTTTGAAAACAAAAAGACGATTACCAATGGAACCGGCACAAACAAAACCAAAATATTAAATGCGTTTTTTAAATTACCGGAGGCAACAAAAGAAGAGGAAATGCACGTGATAAACAACAACAACGTCCAAAAATATTTGACAAACATAGACCAAGCCTTTATTGATATAAACAAATATGTGTATGCCACGGACATATGCCGCTTCTGCAACAAGGGAGAGATGATTCCGGTGGAACACGAAGGCATATTGGTGTGCAACCATTGCGCCAAGCACATTATGTATCTTATTGAAAACGAGAAACCATCCTATAAAGAACCGCCCAAAGAAGCGTGCTTTTATGCGTATCAACGAATTAATCATTTTCGTGAAATCATCGCGCAGTTTCAAGCAAAGGAGACAACGCTCATTCCGGATGTGGTGCTGGAAAGCATAAAACAGCAAATTAAAAAAGAACGAATTGACATCTCTCAATTCACAAACAAAAAAGCCAAAGAAATCTTGAAGAAATTGGGATACAACAAGTACTACGAGCACATTCCGTTTATTAAGGACAAACTCGGCATCAAACCCCCGATTATGAGCCCGGAATTAGAAGACCGCCTGTGTAACCTTTTTATGGAAATACAAGCGCCGTATGCGAAATACTGTCCGGATGACCGGCTGAATTTTTTGAATTACTATTACACCATATACAAGTTGTGTGAATTGTTGGGCAAGTATGAATTTTTACCGCATTTTCCCATGCTGAAAGACCGAGAAAAACGGATAGAACAAGATGAAATCTGGCGAAAAATATGCGAGGAATTAGATTGGGAGTTTATCCCCACCTTGTAATCAATTGTTTCGCAAAATCACGGTCGCTAGGGTAATGCACGCCCGCAATAATGCGGGAATTCGCAACCTTTTCCGCAACATCCATAATAGCCTGTGTTTTAGTGGGGAATTGTTTGCACAGTATTGACGCTAAGTAATAGGCTTGATATGCGTGGCCCGATGGATAAGACGGCGTTTTATAATTTTTCAACGGGAGCATCGTGCCATTTTCTAGATTTATTTTATCTGGAAGCACCTGGAATGGTCTAGCCCGATTATATAAATATTTATGAAACATTAGCCACGCAGTTGGCGCCGGCCTCACCATGATGCGTTTCATCTCCTCCAACGGCATATCGGTCTCGGGTATAACGCTTTGAAATGGCGCAGCTGGGTTTTCGTCTGCCAGTATCGCGAATTCCACGTCGCTTGGCATTCGTTTTAATATGTAGTCATTTAGAACGATTTGTGCTTCTTGTATGTTATTCGGATATACCGGTATAGTGGGATACCACCAATGATACCGTGTTTGCTGAATGAATAGCACACATACATAAACAACCACAAAAATGCTGCGTCTATAATATACCATTGGGTCTGATTGAATCAGATTATTATATGAATTGTTTAATTTGTCTCTTAATGCGGCAATTACCATATGTTCTTTCTTTGATGATGTCATATATAATAAATTGTTATAAACAAAATAATTTATTGTACAAAAGCATTCACTGGGTTATAGGTGGTGTATAGGGGTTATATGGGGGTTATAGAGAGGGGGGGTTATATGGGGGTTATAGAGAGAGGGTTATAGGGGTTATAGGTTTATAATTTACAGGCGGAGGGGGGTGGGGAAGCCGACAAGGTTGGCGCCGATACCGAAACCAGCACCAGTGCGAGCAGAAACAGCAAGGCTGGGAACATAAGTATCCAAGATGCTGAAAGTTGCGGCGGCGGTAAGCGCAATCAAAGCAACTTCATCAAAGGCCAAAGAACGCTTGGGGATGGCGTAGGCAGCAATAGCAACCATAATACCTTCAACCAAATACTTGATGGTTCTCTTAACCAATTCTCCTAAATCAAAAGCACCGACAGACATATTAATGTATATTATAAATAATATGAAGAAAAAAAGGATATCCCATAAAATGAATATAATGAAATGCGTATAAATGCTTAAAAACACATATAGTAATTAGTTATATTCACATTCCAAACATTTTACATTACAAATAAATGTCAGTATTTAGAGCAAATAATGACGGCACCCCTTCTGGCGTGTCGCTCCAAAAACGCCCCGACGGTTCCGCGAATCCTCACTATGTTGATTTGCTTGAAGAAGATAAGCCAATCGCCGGCCAAAAATTTGCGTGTCTTTCTTTTGTGTCGCCAGAAGACATCCTAAAACAGAAAAACCACTTCTTTTTTGAGAAGTTTGTGCAGCAATGGGAACTCGGAAAGTCAATGGAGAAATTCGTTCAATTTCTAAATTTTGTCTCATACAAGTATCACATTGATTTTGAGAAGTTGACAGAGGATTTCCAGGAATTTACCAAGGAAGAAAAGGCACAAATTCAGAAGAGCAGCATCTATGATGATTACAAGACTTTTCTGGACAAGAACGAAACGGAGTTGGAGGAGGAATTCGGCGAGAAGCACAATTTTCAGACCTCTATCCGCGGGCTTAAAGTGCGGGGCGTGTATGCAACCCAGAAGGAAGCCGAGTTGCGGTGCCAGATGTTGCGCGAGGTGGACCCAAATCACGACGTGTTTGTTGGGCCGGTTGGGCTGTGGGTGCCGTTCCATCCCGAGGCATACAAGACTGGGCGTGTGGAGTACATGGAGGAAACCCTGAACCAGTTGATGTCCGAAAAGAAGAAGAACGAGGAACACGCCAAGGTGGAGTTTGAGAAGCGCGTCAAGGAATCAAAGATGAAGGCAATTGAGGAGAATAAGCGCATTGCGGAGAAGTCTGGCAATAAACTTACACAAATGGTGACGGAGGACGGCAAGTTGGTTGGATTGACGGAGGAGGGTGTGCCCGAGTCTTCTGAATTCACCCTGGATGACGTGCGGAAGGAGTTGTTTGAAGGCGGCATTGACCCCAAGGACTACAAGAGCACATAAACAATGATACAATAACAAAATACAATAACAAAATACAAGTCGGTGTAATTATATCATAAAAAATATGTGTGTAAAATATATTACACCACACATATTTAAAGAAAATGACATTAAATAAACGGTTAGCCAATACATTTGCCACGCTTTTATACAACGCCTGTGAAAAAGGCGATTTAGAAACAATCAAATATTTTGTAGAAAGATATTCTTCCCCCAAGTATTCTTATCAAGTGATACTCCCGCTTTCTACTTCGGCAAAATTTGCGGCGATGAACGGGCATCTGGAATGTTTAAAATATTTAGTGTCGGTCGGCGGCGACATTCGCAAAAACGAAGAGCACATTACATTAGACTTTATGATGAAACGCGTAAAAGACAAAAAATACACCGAAATAGAAGAGTTTATTAATCAATGGATATTGGAAGCAAATACTGCGGCATTGGATGTATCATCATGAAATCTTGAACCGAACCGGATTATTTTCGGAATAAAGGGTCGCATTCTTTTCCATTACACGTAACGTTATTGCTATACAACTGAACAAACCCGCATGTTGCGCACGTAAATACCTTGAACCGATTGTTCAAAATATTTACACCCAAAAATGTCTTTATTTTAGTTCCAAGCGTGAGTGTTTTCACTATAAACGTATCTTTGTTGCACTTTGTGCATGTCAGCGTATGCGGATGTTGATTCCCTCCCTTTTCATAACTTATTTTGGGGCGTGAAATCAACGTTCTCCCGCCTTTCAATGTGTGTTGTCGGCGATTTGATTTGATTCGTCTTGTTTTTGTGGTTGTGTTTGTGTGTAATGTTGGCATATTTTGATATACTATATTACGATAAAATACTAATGAAATCTAAATAAACACAAAAATAATATGATTTATAATACGATACGATACATACGACACAATATAATACGAGACAATAATGACAGCAACCGCAACAACAACAGCAACAACAACCGCAACAGCAACAGCAACAACATCCTCCCCCTCAACAACAACAACACAAATCCAAATCCATGAAGACATCCACCGAAAATTGCAATATTTCATTGACATTCGCAAAATCCCCAACATCATATTTCACGGAACATACGGATGCGGTAAGAACACCATTTTAAACCGCTTCATACACTCCATTTATCAAGGCGACAAAGACGCCATTAAAAACTATGTTATGAGAGTGAATTGTGCGCACCGGAAAGGCATCATATTCATTCGTGAAGAACTGAAATTCTTCGCAAAAGCCAACATTGATTTAAAAGACGGCGAAATATTCAAAACCATCATATTAACCAACGCAGATAAACTTACAATTGACGCTCAATCGGCATTGCGACGATGTATTGAATTATTTAGCCACTCCACGCGATTTTTCATATTGGTAGAAGATAAATACAAGTTGTTAAAACCAATTCTCTCTCGGTTTTGTGAAATATATGTCCCCGAACCGGCAATTAATGGAACTGTTGTAAATTTACACACCTACAACATCAATCAAGTGTATCAAGCCGTGGATAAAATGGAAAAACAACACTTGGATGCGCTGAACAAAGAATTCACGATGTCGCCGCATCCTACAAGTAGCCACGAAGATGTGAAATCCTTGTTTTTAAAGGCAACGGCATTGTATGAAAAGGGGTACAGCGCACTGGACTTGATAAACTACATTGAACGCTCGCCGGATATTGAAGAGGGGCGTAAATACGAATACTTGATTGCCTTTGACAAAGTGCGCCGAGAGTTTAGAAACGAGAAGTTGTTACTTACTTTTATTCTCAACTTTTTGTTATTTCGTTGTGATTTGAATTTAGAAAATATTTCATTTATGTAAAATATGGACGATTACTCCGTTACCACGCTTCACGAATCAAAGAATGAATGGTGTGCTCGTTTAGTGAATATTCTTACTCCTCACATCATGGAAGGGTTTCGTTCCATATTTGAAGAGGCTTACAAATTGTGTAAAAACAACAATGAAACCGATAAGTACTTGATGACCTTTCAGAACTTTTTGTCTCGGGTGCCGAAATGGAACCCGACAATTGTGCAAAACGAAACCAACCGCATAAAGGAGCGCAGTCACTGCGGCTATTTAGAAGACTTGATAACGTGTGTTCATATTGTGCAGTTGAAGACAATGACCGCTGCCAGAGCAGGAAACAAGCAAAAAAAAGTGAATATCCCGATTCCACAATTGACCGAGTTTATTCACAAAGTGTATATCAATTCTGCGCGCAAATTGTATTCAAATGTGTATATTTTTGAGCGCGGAATCCCGCCATTGGTTGTCCAGAAAAACAACCGGGAATTTGAAATTATTGTGCGCGAATGTATATTTAATACAATTCGTGAAAACATTCCGATGGAGGACTTGTTGAAGTTGTATATGGACGACTCCATTGAAGATGCGATAGAAGTCAGTGAAAAGGAGGAGGTTATCCACAAAGAAGTCATTGCCAGCGAAAGCACGATGGCGGAGTCATCTAGACGGCGACGTTCCGGTGTTGGAAATAAGCCAAGTGGTATTAGCGGTAGCAGCACCGGCATAAGCGGCATGAATAAAAACACAGGGCTTTACAATGACCTTTCAGACCAAATTGCTTCTTCTGAAACACCATCTTCCTCTAACCAACAAAAGCAAGGGGTTTCATTTGGAGAGAACCAAGTAAAATCATTTGAGCCGGAATATGAAGCCAAACCACGGCGATTTGGAGATGACGACGACGACGATGAAGGGAGAATAAACATTGGCGACAGCGTAAATTTGGATATATTGGATGTACATTCATTGAACCAGTCCCAACATTTAGATGCGCCCCCGTTGTTAGATGACATTGAAATTTTATAAGACACCATTCGTAAATCGTAAATCGTAAATATAATATATAATATATAAATTATAAATTATAAATTATAAATAAAGTATAAATATGGGTAATCTGGGACCTGAAATTGATTTGGATAAAAAACTGGACACAAATGATATAAATTTATTTTGGATTAGTTTTGGAACAGTATTATTGTGGTTATTATTATTAGTATTATTGGTTGTAATGTTGTTTTTTTTAATTCCATTTATTTTTAACCCTGCGACATTGAAGCCGGATTTAGGTGCGATGGCAGCAAAAGCGGCAGAAGAAGCAGCAGCAAAAGCGGCATCAGCATCCGCATTAGGAGCAGGATTAGTACCAACCGGAGTACCAGAAATACCAACCGTATTACAAACCGGAGTACCAGCAGCACCAACATTATCAGCATTACCATTATCAACCGCAACAATACCAGCAGCACCAGTCACACCAAACCTATCAGCACCAAACCTATCAGCACCAACCCTATCAGCACCAAACCTATCACCACACTCGGTATCAACAAACCTATTACCAGAAAACAGAATTTAATACCTTTGATGCGTTAAACCGTTAAAATGTTTCTTTTAGGATATAATAAATGACATCATCCACCTCATCCACCAGCAATCTTTTTATTGTCGGCTTGGCAGTCGCAATCGTATATTTTTTATTTAAATTCCTTGAAATGCGGTTTATCAATCCAGATGAATCCAAACCACTGAAATTAATGGTGCGGGATACACTAATGGTATACATATCATCCGTTATTGGCGTGTTTGTGCTTACCCAATTCAGTGTCGCCGACGCAATCGGAGAAGTGGTAGACGCTACTCCAAAGTTCGTGCACGCGCCGGCATTCATAGATAATCCCGGATTTTAAACCGACGCCTTATATGCTGACGTGCTTATGCCAATGTCTCCAATATATCCACATTCATAAATAGCAACTTCATTTTATTATTTCTCGCAGTTTTAGACAATGTGTTGTATTTTTTGACGGTTATTTTATAGTCATCAAACAATGCTTTATTCACTTGTGTTGCCGGCACACAATTGTGGACTGTTCTGGCAATCATCTTATACAATTTAAAATCCAAATATCTCTCTTCGCCGTTGGATTTATACAAAATATTGCGCCCTTTATCATCCTTTATCCACGATACAACCAACTCCGCAATCTCATTTCTGGCAACAATCTTCGCCTCCTTTTTTATGTCGTATATGAAATAGTCATATAAAGAACACCCTAAGCGACACAAATCAAAACTGTAATTTGGTTCTACAATTGGTTTTTTAGGGTTGTAATAAGGCTCAATATTGTATTGCGAAGTGGCATCACCATTTGGACTAAAACTATCGCTACAAAACACTTGCCCCTTGAAGATGTAAATGGAACGGCCAAAGTCAATGATTTTGAAAATGCGACCAAATGTAGGGACTTTATAATACTGGTTGTCGTAGTGATAAAAGATGTATTCCTCTTCTGTTTCTACAAACATTACATTGTTTGTATGTAAATCGTTGTGAGTGAAGGAAAACAATTTTTGGTAAATAACCAGCGTCATTATAATTTGAAACAATGCTGATTTCCATTCATCGTCTTTTAATTCGTCATCTGCGACCATCAAACTATCAAGCGTGTTTTTACACTGTTCAAGAAGGATGGCTTGGACCGGGAAGTTTTTTATTTTAGCAATAACCTTTTCTTCATCGTCATCGTCGTCGTCTTCGTCATCATCGTCTTCATTATCATTATCATTATCATCATTATCATTATCATTATCATTATCATCATTATCATTATCATCATTATCGTGTTCTTTTTCATTGATTTTATTATCATTATCATTATCATCATCCGAATCACAATCCATTGACGAATTGTTGTCGTCGCTTACCCACGAACCGGTGTCATTGCTGGTATTATCATTATCAATCTCCGCAATATCACTCTTTCTGCTGTCGCGCGACGTGTTGGACGAACAAGAAGAACAGCTGTCATCATCATCCAATGCCGCCGGAATACAATTTGCTGCGTCATTATCACTTTCAATCATAATAACATCGTGTTCGTCTAATAGAGAGATGGATTCAAGATGATTCTGATTCTGGTTCTGATTCTGATTCTGATTCTGGTTCTGGCTCAGATGAGTATCGGCACTGTCAGAAACACTCACACCCACAACGCATTCCTCAATCAAATCATCCAATTCAAGCACCGCATCATCTGTTTGAATACACAACTGTTTCCGATTGCGCCGGGTGTCGCTCATCATAGTATTTATATCAAAAGGACAATCCAAGGAAAAGAGGCGGTCAATGTTATTTACAAAATACGAATTTTCAGACAAATATTCAATGTCGTCATACACATTCATAACAAATTCGCTTTGATGACATAAATATGTGCCGTAGTAATCCAGGCCGTGAACAATCCCGCATTGATGCAAACACTGACTGGTTAAAAATGAAAAAAACGCGTCAACATACGCCATGTTGTTGTTGTCTAGCACCTTGGGATGGCACTGGCTTGGCGTAGAATTATATGACGGCAGATTCATCAACACCGGGTCTTTCACGTCATACTTGCCGGTCATGTATTTTAACGGGTCAAGTAAAGGCGAATATTTAACAAACACCGGCATATTGATGATGTTTCCGCTGTCATCACTCACGGTGCATTCTAAATGATTGGGGGAGGTGTCTTCCAGGGATGCGGATAACGCTGTATCAGTTTCCAATCCCAATCCCAATCCCAATATGGAATGTATGAAATAGTGTTGATTTAATTGGATGGAATTGTAGTTGTGTTCGTTTATATCAAAAAATCGTTGATAGATTGGCACATAATTCTGCACGTTAGACAATTTAGTGTAATTGTTTTCCAAGGTAGTCGTCGGCATTGCCTTTGTTTTACGATAATGCATTGATATAGATGAAGATGCCATCTTCTAAAATTTTGTTAAATATTAATGGAATGGTATGAATGGTAAATAGAAGTTATATTGTAATTTTGAACGGGTTTAGCACTAAATATGCGTTTGTTTAATGTTGTAAAAGTAATTTATTTTATATATAACTAAATTTTGGATTCGTTTGTATAATATTATATAAAACCGTACAACATGAATCTTGAATTAACCAAATTTGATATGCGGTCTATTAGTTTTAGACCGGACGAAAATAAAGGGCCCGTTATTGTGTTAATCGGAAGACGTGATACCGGTAAAAGTTTTTTGGTTCAAGACTTGATGTTTTATCATCAAGATATTCCGATTGGAACTGTGATTTCAGGAACAGAAGCCGGAAACGGGTTTTTTGCTGCGCACGTTCCTAAACTTTTTATTCACGATGCTTATAATTCTGCTATTATTGAAAATATTCTTAAACGACAAAAAGCAGTTTTAAAGCAAGTAAAAAAAGAAATGGAAACCTTTAAAAAAACGTCAATAGACCCCCGGACATTTGTTGTATTAGACGATTGTTTATATGACAGTAAATGGACAAAGGACATTATGATGCGCTTACTATTCATGAACGGGAGACATTGGAAGATAATGTTAGTAATAACTATGCAGTATCCACTTGGCATACCCCCCAATCTTAGAACAAACATTGATTACGTCTTCATATTGCGTGAGCCATATATTGCCAACCGAAAAAGAATTTATGACAATTATGCCGGTATGTTTCCCACATTTGAAAGTTTCACACAGGTAATGGACCAATGTACTGAAAATTATGAATGCCTGGTGATTAACAACAATGCAAAGTCAAATAAATTACAAGACCAAATTTTCTGGTATAAAGCACAGCAACACGGACCATTCAAATTGGGTTCAAAAGAGTTTTGGGAAATGTCCAAGGACTTAAATTCAGATGACGAAGAAGATGCGTCATATGATCCAAACAATGTGAAAAAGAAAGGCGCGGGGCCTAAAATTAATGTAAAAAAATCTAGATGGTAGGCGTTGTCGCTTCTTCAATCGCTTCTTCATTCGCTTCTTCATTCGCTTGAATCGTATCATTTATATCGCGTGTAGCGGTATCAATGGTTTTACACTGGGTATTACTCATCATCAGCAATTCTACACACTTTGTTTTATCGTGTGTTTTTGCCATTACTAGTGGCGTTCTCCCGTGTATGTCACATATGGTGGCATCAGCGCCCGCGGCCAATAATACTTCAATACACGCATCATTGCCACAAGATGCCGCCCAATATAAAGCGGTCCATCCATGAACATTCCTTTTATTTACATCCGCTCCCAGCGCAAGTAATACTGGCAAACAATGGACGTGTCCTCTTGAAACCGCGGTTAGTAACGGGGAGTCATCGCTATTATTGGATACATTTACATCGGCGCCAGCTTCAACCAATGACTGAATACACCGATTATCACCGCTCCATACCGCCCAATAAAGAGGGTATGCTCCATAAATATCTTTTTTTTGTACATCTACGCCGCCTTCGTTGCTGGTTTGGGTTTGGGTTTGATTATTTTCTAATAAATGCACTACAATTTCGTGTTGTCTATTTGATAAGGCAATGATGAATTGTTCTTGTTTGTATTCTGTATCCATTTGTATTGTATGTATATGGTTTGGTATATATAATATCGTGTTTATGTTTTTATGTTTTTATGTTTTTTGACAAATATGGAATGATGGAATGATGAAATGATGGAATTATGGAATGATGGAATTATGGAATGATGGAATGATGGAATGAATAAAAACAAAAAAAATGGTGACACTAATTCCACTGTGTCTTTTTTTTGTAACTCGTAACTCATCACCTCAACCCTTCGGTGTTAACAAATTACGAACTAAACTCATGTATCTTGATGCTATCAGGAATATTGTTCGGGTATTTGCCATATACACTAACGCAAGATGCGGCGTCAATTGACAATATATGATTCGGGTTCGGGTTCGCCAATTGATTTTTCAATTCACCCCAATCACCATTGTGATTCATCAATGATACGATAGTGATACTGAAAATGTGTTTCGTATAGTAATACGAGAAATGGCGGTTGATACTGATTCGCAAAACATCCTTACCTTCAAACAGTTCCTTTATTGTTTGCCTGGATGGTTCGCCATTCATATACCAATCCAGAACCTTTTTTATAACGACGTTGTAATGTAAATCTTCATTTTCAGGAATATTGGTGTTATATTCATTCTTGATATGAACGTCAAAGAAGAAGCGATACTCATAGCAACAAGACGACGCATCCGCATATTCATGAATAAAGTCGGCTATATTGTTGCGTTCGGCCAGTATGTACATCGCATCTTCCACATCCGGGGTTGCTTCTTGACGCTGAAATACCATTTCGGTGGTGTAGTTTTGCTGTGTCTTGATTTGATTAGAGCCGCTGAATAAATCGTATTCCATTTGAATGCTTATTTGCGTATCATAACTAAGATAAAAATGAAATCAATTTTTTTGTCATCTCATTGGAATTTTGAATTTTGAATTTTAGAACTATTGTTATTGTAATTTGACTTTTGTAAATAGAGGAAACAACCAAATACATATAAGTAAGAATGAAACCCCAAACACTGCGACATTATATGGTATTTTCATATCATTGATAAATATATCCAATACTTGACCTCCCCACAAGATTAATGATAATGATAATGAGGATTGTAA